AGAATGATTGTCTTTAAAAAACTCCGTTGGAAAAATTTCTTATCTACTGGAAATGTATTCACCGAGATTGACTTGCTAGCTTCAAAAACAAATTTGATTATTGGTGCTAATGGTGCTGGCAAGTCTACCATTCTGGATGCACTAACTTTCTCCCTGTTTGGGAAACCATTTCGTAAGATCAACAAACCGATGCTGGTGAATAGCATCAATCAGAAGGATTGTGTGGTTGAGATCGAGTTTAGTATTTCAAAGAACGACTTCAAGGTTGTTCGTGGTATCAAGCCTGGCGTCTTTGAGATCTACCAGAACGGTCAGATGCTTGACCAGTCCAGCACAACCAACGATTATCAGAAGCAACTTGAGACTAACATTCTCAAGATGAACTACAAATCTTTCACCCAGATTGTGGTGCTGGGAAGTAGCACCTTCGTTCCTTTCATGCGTCTTCCTATTGCTCAACGTAGGGACATCATTGAAGACATTCTTGACATTCAGATCTTCTCTGTAATGAACACCGTGTTGAAAGACAAGGTGAAGATGTCTACAGATGAGATGAAGCAGATTGACTATCAATCTAATCTTGCTGAAGAAAAAATTCTGATGCAAAAGCAATACATCGAACACATCAGCAAGAAAAACGAAGAGACTGTTGTTGAAAAACAGAATGCCATTGCCTCTTTGTTAGCAGAAGAAGAAAAAACTATTGAAATTGTTAACAACCTTAACGCAGAAAGTGAAAAATATTCTAAAGATTTAGAAACCAACTCTTATACACCAACAAAACTTAAAAAGTTAAACACTTTAAAGGGAAAGATTCAACAAAAGTTTTCTACGCATAAAAAAGAACATGAGTTTTTTATGCACAACTCTACATGTCCTACTTGTAGTCAGTCAATTACAGAAGAGTTGAAGGATGCTAGAATTACTACTATCATGGAGTCCATCAAAGAACTAAACAAGGGCTTTGATGAAATGGATATTGCTATTAAACTTGAGGAAGAAAAAGAATCAAACTATATCGAAACATCTAAACTTATCAACAAAGTTAATTCTGATATTGCAATAGCAAACTCTACCATCACACGCATTCAGTTGCAAGTCAAAGACCTGATGGACCAGATTGAATTATTAAGAAATAATAAATCTGATTCGTCAGAAGCAGACGAGAAGTTAAAATATTTACAGGAAGAATACCTGAAACTGAAGAAGCAGATCTCCGAGATCAAAGAAGAACGTGACACACTTCTTGCAGCGTCACAACTCTTGAAAGATAATGGAATCAAAACCAGGATCATCAAGAGATATCTTCCTGTGATGAACAAACTCATCAACCAGTACCTTCAGAATATGGACTTCTATGTCAACTTCGCACTGGACGAGAACTTTGAGGAAACAATCAAGTCAAGATACAGGGATACGTTCTCTTACGAATCCTTCAGCGAGGGAGAGAAAGCTCGTATTGACATCGCTCTTCTGCTTACTTGGCGTGCTGTTGCTAAACTTAAGAATAGCGTCGATACTAACATCCTCATATTAGATGAGATCTTTGATGGTTCTCTAGATCAGAATGGTACTGGCGAACTAGGATGGATCCTTCGTAACTTTGATGATGACACTAATGTGTTTGTGATCTCTCACAAAGAAAATCTTGATGGAAAGTTTGATAGAACTCTACAATGTGAGAAAGTAAAAAACTATTCTGTTGTCCGAGAGACAGTTGCAGAAGCGGCATAGGGGGGTCTTCGGACTCCCCTTTTTGCGTATATACTATATGCATCAACGCAAGAGACGCCATGACCAACCAAGCAATCAAAGGTAATCTGGCACGACTGCTGGCTACCGAGAACCTTGTGGTTGAACACCGCAATTGCTCCACTGCACAGTTCAACGTAGATACCCGCGTACTTACGCTGCCTAATTGGGATAAAGCATCTAACATCGTCTATGACCTCCTGGTGGGTCATGAGGTTGGTCACGCACTCTTCACCCCTAATGAAGACTGGAGGAACGTTGCTGACTGTCCTATGGACTTTATCAACGTGGTTGAGGATGCTCGCATTGAGAAGCTGATGAAGCGCAAGTATCCTGGTCTGCGTCGTTCTTTCGCTGGTGGTTACAAAGAACTGCATGATAGAGATTTCTTTGAAATTGCTGACGAAGATCTCAACACTTTCAGCCTGATTGACCGTATCAATCTGCACTACAAAATTGGTGCTTCTGCCATGATTCCTTTTGAATCGGATGAGCGTCAGTTCCTTCCTCGCATTGATGAGTGTGAAACTTTTGAGGAAGCCCTGCAGATTGCTGTTGACATTTATAACTACAGTAAGAAAGAAAAGGTTCAGGAACCTGCTCCTGAAGAGATGCAAGCAAACCAAAGTTCTTCCGAAGGTGCTTCTGGTGAAAGCATGACACATGAAGAAATGCTTGAGGAAGCAGAACGCCGCGAAGGTGAAAATGAAAGTGGTGAAGGCGCAGAATCCATGCCACAGAGTGGTGGCACACCCGAAGGTGGTGAGCATATGGATGAAGAGGAGTCTCGCACCCAACGTGCTTTTGATGAGAATGCAAAAGGATTCACTGATCGCTGGTCTGGTAACAACACTTACATCGAGATTCCTGACAGCGTTAATCTTCCTGATTATGTTGCTGACTGGACTGAAGTTCATGACTGGATTGATTCTTATTCCAAGGGATTTCTTGAGCGAAATGAGGACTTTGCTGGATACATAGAAGTACAGGATGCTTATCGTGAGTTCAGAAAGCAATCGCAGAAAGAGGTAAACTATCTTGTCAAAGAGTTTGAGTGTCGTAAGTCTGCTGACGCTTATGCTCGTTCTGGAGAATCTAAAACTGGTGTTCTTGATACTTCAAAGCTTCATACTTATAAGTATTCTGAAGACATCTTCAAGAAAGTGACTGTAGTGACTGATGGTAAGAACCATGGTTTGTTGTTCCTCCTTGACTGGTCTGGATCAATGCAACATGATATTCTTGCAGCAGTAAAGCAAGTCTTAAACATGACTGCTTTCTGCAAGAAAGTTCAAATCCCTTTTGAAGTCTATGCGTTTACCAATGACTACTATCCTGTTCGCCGTGCAAATGGTCGGGTAGTTGATAACCACAATGATGATGAATATTTTGAGAGCAGGGGTTGTGAAGAGAACAAAGTCTTTTTGCACAAGGACCAGTTCCATCTGATGAACTTTGTGTCTTCTCGTTCTAACTCCAAAGATTATGAACGGATGTGCTACAACTTGTTCCGCGAAGCATATGCTTACGTTCAATACGTCTCGTATCAAACTACCCCTGGTATCGGTCTGTCTGGCACTCCTCTTAATGAAGCTGTTGTCATGCTGAACTACATCATTCCTCAATTTAAAAAGCAGAATGATCTTCAGAAAGTTAACGTGTGTATCTTGACTGATGGTGAATCTTGCATGAGCACTTATGGTCGTAAGTATTATAGTGAATACAAAGATGAGTATTATATTCGTCCTCGTCGCACTGAAAATTGCATTCTCCGTGATCGCAAAACAGGAATCACTTACAGCAAGACCGAATACTATGGTGTATCCACTAACAACTTTATCCAGCAAGTTCGAGATCGTAACCCTGGTGTAAATGTTCTTGGTTTTCGTATCGGTAGCGCATCACAACTGTCTAACTTTGTTTCTGTTTATGGCAACAGCATGAAGTATGCTGATGTACAAAAGCAGTGGAAGAAAGAGAAGTCTGCGATCATTCCTGATCCCAAATCATTCACGGCTCTTTATGCACTATCAAATAATTCTTTGTCTGCTGACACTGAATTTGAAGTTGAATCTGGTGCCAAGAAAGCAGAGATCACGCGAGCATTCAAGAAGATGCTTGCTAGCAAGTCCACAAACAAGAAACTGCTCAACTCCTTCATCCAGTATGTCGCTTGACAGACTGTCCACTCGGGGGTGGTATCACCACCCTCTTGCCCTATAATTACTTCATACGCAACCAACCAATGCCCGCTCGTTCTGAACTGACCACTACTCAACTCACCTCTTATCTGTCCGAAACTTATGGTAACGACATCAATGCTGATGCTGTTCGTTCTGCTGCAGATCACTTTGGAGTTACGTATCCGACTGCGGTAAAGCGTCTGCGTGATTTCTATGTCCGCCGTGGCACTTGGAACCTGACTGTTCAGGAGAAACTTGAGCAGACCTATAATGCTCCTGCGGCTGTTCCTGTTACCGAGCGGGAAGAACAGAACCTCGTTCCTCTCAAGGACGACACTTATGTCCCGTTCGGGAACTTTGCTGACGTAAAGAAGATCATCAAATCTGGTCTCTTCTACCCGACTTTTATCACTGGTCTGTCTGGTAACGGTAAGACTTTCTCTGTGGAGCAAGCGTGTGCCCAACTGGATCGTGAACTGATTCGTGTCAACATTACTATTGAAACTGATGAAGACGATCTTATTGGTGGCTTTCGCCTTGTGGATGGGGCAACTGTTTGGCATAACGGACCTGTCGTGGAAGCACTCGAACGAGGTGCAATCCTGCTACTCGATGAAGTTGACCTTGCTTCCAACAAAATTCTATGCCTCCAGTCCATCCTTGAAGGTAAAGGTGTGTTTCTGAAAAAGACTGGTCGCTATGTGCAACCCGCTTCTGGATTCAACATCATTGCTACTGCCAACACCAAGGGCAAAGGTTCTGATGACGGACGTTTCATCGGCACCAACGTCCTCAACGAAGCATTCCTTGAGCGTTTTGCTTTGACCTTCGAGCAGGAGTATCCTACCCCTGCTGTTGAAACCAAGATTCTTGAGAAACTTGCTGAACAACTGGGTTGCCAAGATGATGAGTTCTGTGCTAAACTTGCTACCTGGGCAGAAGTTATTCGTAAGACTTTTAATGATGGTGGTATTGATGAAGTCATCTCTACCCGCCGCCTAACCCACATTGTCCGTGCTTTCTCGATCTTCGGTAAGCGCATGAAGGCAATCGAAGTCTGTGTCAATCGTTTCGATGACGAGACCAAGACTTCCTTTATTGAACTCTACGACAAAATCGATGAGAACGCTAATGAAGAAGCAACAGCTTGAATTCCACGGATACATCGGTCACCTAGCCCGTCTCAAAGACGGGCAGACCGTTAAAATTCTTGGTGGACAAAACCTCGTTCTATTCGTCAGAAAGATTGACGGTTCCATCATTGAATGCTACCATAATGACATTGACTTTATCTGGGATAAATGACTTTCAAATACAATGAAGACGCTCTACTCCAAGAGCTACGTGACTATATTTCTGGAACCTATAATCAACATTACTCTGCTGGCAATGACAGTATTCAAACGTTAGACTTGATCGAAGCATGTGGTGATGCAGAGGCATTTTGCCGAAGCAACATCCTCAAGTATGCTTCTCGATATGATAAGAAGGGCACCGCTCGTCGGGACATCATCAAGATCCTGCACTATGGGTTGCTTCTTCTTCACTTCTCTGACAAAACCAACGTTACTGAACACTACAACCAATGAGCACAGTGATCCTTTCTAAACAAACTCGCGACATTCTCAAGAACTTTTGCACAATCAATAGTTCTATCCTTATTCGGGAAGGCACTGTACTCAAGACCATTAGTGTTGGTCAGAATGCTATTGCTGAATATAAAAGCGAAGAAGCTTTCCCTCAAACTTTTGGTATCTATGATTTGAACCAGTTTCTTGCAGGACTGTCTCTCTTTGATGACGCTGCATTGCAGTTCGACAATGAAAATTATGTTACTATTCGTGGTAACGGTCGTTCAGCAAAGTATTATTTCTCAAACCCAGAGATTACTTTGAGTTCTGCACCAGAAACTACGGTTAAGTTTCCTGGAACTGACTTTAGCTTTGTGGTTAAGTATGAAGATCTAGTTGCACTTCAGAAAGCATCTGCAGTTTATGATTTGCCAGATCTGGCATTCCGAGCTTCTTCTGATGGTACAATCAATCTTGATCTGTGCGACAAAGAGAATGATACTGGCAATGTATACAGTCAAACTGTGAGTGGTGAAAGCACTGGTGAGTTTGATCTTTCTATGAAAGTTGAGAACCTTCGTCTGCACCCAGGAAACTATAAAGTAAATGTTGCTTCTGGTGGTATTACCGAGTGGATTCATCAGAGCATTGAATTGAAATACTATATTGCACTTGAACCTTGATGAACGGAAAAGAATGTGGTGGATGTACTTTGTGCTGCCGTGGAACCTTAACAGTTAAGATCAACGAACATAAAGTATATCCAGAGCATCCTTGTCCTCACGTTATGGAACATGGTTGTGGTATCTATGAAGATCTATCGCGACCTCCAATATGTGATAGCTATGGATGTGCTTGGTTAAAAGAGTGGACTTTGCCAGAATGGATGCGACCAGATAAGGTTGGATTCTTGATGACAGAAAAAAGAAAATTTGTCACTCTTACTGCCGACTTTAATAGTAAAATTGATGGAGCCGCACTACTCTTCGCTATTGAGTGGTGTAAACAAAAGAAAAAAACTATGTTCTATACCGTAAAGTCTCATGGACTTGGCGAGTATTTTCGTGGTAGTATTATGAATCATCCAGAGTCTGTGTTTAAGCATGGATCTATGGATGAAATTTTTGAGCCTGTAGAATTACTTAATGATGAATAAAAAATTCCTTTGGGTCGAAGAGTATCGACCTCGCAAACTGCAGGACTGTATTCTGCCCAAGAATATCAAGGAATCTTTTCAGGCATTCCTAGAACAAGGTGAGATTCCTAACCTACTGCTAGCAGGAACTGCTGGTGTCGGTAAGACTACCGTAGCCAGGGCAGTCTGTGAGGAGATAGGTGCTTCCTATATCGTCATCAACGGGTCCGACGAGGGTCGTTTCCTAGACACGGTGCGGAACAAGGTAAAGCAGTTCGCTAGCACCGTCTCTCTCGCCTCTGGAGCGCCCCACAAGGTCGTTATCATTGATGAGGCAGACAACACCACCAACGACGTGCAACTGTCCTTGAGGGCGGCTGTGGAGGAGTTTCACAGCAACTGTCGTTTCATCTTCACTTGTAACTTCCCAAACAAGATCATCGAACCGCTGCATTCTCGCTGCACGGTGGTGGACTTTCGTGTTAAGAACGAAGCCAAGATGGAGCTTCAGGGTCAGTTCTTTGTGCGTCTTAAACAGATCCTAAAGGAGAATGAGGTTGAGTGTGAGGACAAGATTCTTGTCAAGTTGATTCAACGTTACTATCCTGACTGGCGTCGTCTGATAAATGAGTGTCAGCGTCATGCTGCTACTGGAAAGATCGATACATCTATCTTGGTTGACATTGCTGATGTGTCAGTCAATGATCTAGTCAGGTCTATGAAGAACAAAGAGTTCACCACGGTTCGTAAGTGGGTTGTGGAAAACATTGACAATGATCCCAACATTGTCATCCGTAAAATCTATGACTGTTTGTATGAAAACCTCAAAGGCGCATCTATTCCAGAGGCTGTTCTGATCCTAGCAAAGTATCAGTATCAGATTTCTTTTGTTGCTGACCAAGAGATCAATCTACTGGCATGTTTAACCGAAGTCATGATGAGTTGTGAGTTTAAGTAATAACTATAAGGTTCTTCGTAGATTCCTGGATCCGCAGGAAGCACAGGATTTGGGAAAAGAATATATTGACTACTGTGAAAAGTATGTTGAAGTAAACGAAGATGGCAATCGCCAAAACTTTGGATACATTTCTTTCCTAGAACTGTTGGTGGCGAAGACACCAGAAGTAAATTGGATACTTGGTGAAAAAGTATTGCCTACATACTGCTATGGTAGGGTGTATTACAATGGCAATATTCTCAAGCCACATGTAGACAGATTGGAAAGTGAAATAGCAATCACGGTTCATCTATCATCTGATGAACCATGGGATATATGGGTAAAAGATCCAAGTGGAAATAAAAATTACGTTACCTTGACATATGGTGACGCAATGATATACAATGGTATGACGGCAGAACATGGTCGCGATCCCTTCAATGGTCAGTATCATGCTAACGCATTCCTATTTTACAATAGAAGTAGGGGACAGTATTCTGTTCCGTGGAAACAACACTTAAGGAAAATAAATGAACACTAAACTTGTGCGCTTTCGTTCTGGTGAGGACGTAATTTGCGATCTCATTAACGAAACTGATACTGAAATTACTATTGGGAATGCTCTAGTAGCAGTTCCTCAAGGTCAAGGACAATTGGGATTTGCTCCGTGGTCTCCTCTAGCCAAGGAAGATATTGAATTCACTGTTCCACGCGACTATACAGTCTATATGGTAGAACCAAATCCTAGTATTGTGGAGCAATATGAAGGCATCTTCTCTACTCTGATTACACCTAAAAAACAACTTGTTCTCTGATGAAAGTACCTACTCAAGAAGAACTTATTCACCTTAAGATTCAGGCAGCAATGCGTGAGAACAGCTTTCCCGAAGATCAAATGAAGTATCTTGGTGAAAGGGCTGGTCATCATTGGTACTTGGTTGCTGGTGAATATGAAGTTCCTGCTAGTGACATCGAAGAATTTGAATTTACTGGAGAAGTAGATGAAGAAGACTACGCCTGAAAATGTGAAAGAAGCAAACGAAGGTTTGTTTCATGCTACAATGAACTTACCTACCGCAGCTGCACATTGTGGTATGACGCAGAAAGAAATGAAAATGACCTTTTGGGAATACCTTAAATATCATGACTCAAACTTTAAAATCACTGAAGACACCGCTCCGCTACCCAGGGGGCAAAAGCAGGGCACTAGCAAACCTGTTCCAGTTCCTCCCAGACCTTTCCCTGGCAACCGAGTATCGTGAACCTTTCTTGGGTGGTGGTAGCGTAGCCATTGAAGTGACTAAACGGTATCCTAAATTAGATATCTGGGTCAATGATTTGTATGAACCTCTCTATAACTTTTGGTGTGAGTTGAGGGATCATGGTCAGGAGATGAGAGATCAACTTGTTCAACTCAAGTATCGTCATTGCGATCCTGCATCAGCAGAAGTATTGTTTAAGCAATCAAAGGACTATCTAAATGGAACACAAGATAATCAATCCAATTTATCTCGTGCTGTTGCTTTTTACGTTATTAACAAGTGCTCTTTTTCT